CCGCGCCGGCCCCGGACGACCACCAGCAGGAGCTGCTGCAGACCCTATCCGCCTGGGCGGGCGACGCCCCGAGCCGGCGGCGCGCGCTCGAGCAGGTCGCCGCCGCCGGCTCGCTCGCGGCCCTCGGCCCCGGCCTGCGACGATCCCTGCAGCAGCACCTCGCCGCACAGGACCTCCAGCTCGCCGCCCCCCGCCCCGGGATCTCCGCCGCCGCCGCCGCGCGCCAGCTCGGCGTGGGGGACGGCCAGATCCGCAAGCTCTGCCGCGCCGGCCGCCTCCGCGCCTGGCGCACCCCGCGCGGCTGGCAGGTGGACCCGGACAGCCTGGCCCAGCTGCGCACGGCCTGAGCACGCCTCCGCACACCTTGCAGGTGTGCCGACCGAACTGTTGATCTACGACGAGATCGTGCCCCCCGGCTACGGCTTCGGGGTGAACGCCGCGGGTTTTCTGGAGGCCCTCAAGGCTGCCGCGCCCGGCGACCTCCTGGTGCGGATCAACAGCCCCGGAGGCAGTGTCACCGAGGGCCTGGCGATCTACGAGCAGCTCCAGGCCGCCCGCCGCGAGGGCCGCAAGGTCACCTGCCAGGTGGACGGCCTCGCCGCCTCGATGGCCAGCGTGATCGCCTGCGCCGCCGACACCGTCCAGATGGGCGAGTCCGCGCTCTTCATGATCCACAACCCCTGGTCCGGCGTGCGTGGCGACGCCGACGAGATGCGCCGCGTCGCCGAGACCCTCGACGTGATGCGCGACAGCGCCGTCAAGGCGTACGCCCAGAAGACGGGCCTCAGCGCCGAGACGATCCGCGCCCTGATGACCGCCGAGACCTGGCTCTCGGCCGACAAGGCGCGCGAGCTGAAGTTCTGCGACCTGGTGCTGACCGCGCCTGGTCGCGAGAGCGCCAAGGCGTGCTGGGACCTACAGAAGTTCGGCTGGCAGCACACCCCGCCCGAGGTATACGCCCGCTGGGGCAAGACCACGACCCCGCCGGCTCGGCCGGCGCCGACAAGGACACCGACGATGAGCACCCCTGAATCCGTAAAGGTCTGCCGGGACGCAATGGCCGGCGCCGAGGCGCTGCTGAGCGCCTCGCAGCAGATGGCCGAGAGCAGCGACGCCCGGGTCAAGGACCTGGGCACCAAGTTTGTCGAGAAGATCACCGGCCTGGTGCCGGACCTGCAGAGCTACCTAGAGGAGGTCGATCCGGGCGACGGCGAGAAGGGCGAGCTGGCGCAGCTGCGCGACCTGCGGGCGCTGTGCGAGGAGCTGACCGGCGCCAAAGGGGCGAGTGTGGGCACCCTGCGCGGCAAGCTGCGCGGGATCGACAGCCGCGCCAAGACCGCGGGGCAGAAGCTCGGCGTGGCGCTGGGCGCTGAGAAGGCGCGCCTGGTGGAAGCCAACCTGGGACGCAAGATCCCCGCCGTCGACAAGGACCGCTTCCTGGCGATGAGCCTCGACGAGGTCAAGGGCTTCCTGGAGACCGCCGAGGATCTGCTGCCCGAGGGAGCGACCAAGGACGTGCGCGAGAAGTCCCAGGAGGGCGCCACCGACAGGCCGAAGGGCGCCGCAGACAAGGCCGTGGACGCCGACGCCGAGTGGATTCTGGCCAAGGCTCGGGGTCGCCAGCCGTCCGCCACCAGCGCGGCGACGACCCCCGAGGACAAGGACGCCGAGGCGATCCTGGCCGCGGCGCGCGGTCGGGCCCAGGCGTAGCCACCTTCCGACCAAAGGACCGACACGATGAGCGCAGCTACCAACGAGATGGTCGTCCAGTGGAAAGGCGTAGCGGGCCACAGCGTTAGCGCTGGCACCCTCAAGGCCGGCACCGTCGTCTTCAAGGGCGTGATGGCGATGATGATCGCGGGGGTCGTCTACAACGCGGGCGACCCCACCAGCCTGCTGACGGCGATCGCGGGCGCCGACGCCAACGGCGGCCTGAAGGTCTGGGCCCGGCAGAGCAACGTGCGGCTGCAGATCGCCGGCGGCACCAGCAAGGCCCTGGGCGTGACGGTGACCTTCGCCAACGCGGGTTATATCGACGTGGTCCTGCAGCAGGCGACCGACGGCGGCGGTCTCACGACCTCGACCGCCGCCGCCGCCGCCGAGGCCCTGCGGGCGCACGGCCTGGCGCGGCGGCTGATCCGCGTGGCCTACACCGGCACCGGCGCGGGCCTGACGGCCACCACCGCAGCGACAGCGGTCCCGGTGCTGCGGCTGCTCGGCTGGTCCAGCAAGACCTACGGCGACGCCGCGAGCGTGGCCGACCAGGCGATCGAGATGGAGTTCAAGACCGGGATCGCCCTGGCCGCCGCCGCTGCTGACGCGCCGACGCGGGCGCAGCTCGGCAGCAAGGTCCGGGTCGCGGACAATCTGACCGTCGGCAGCGTGCTGGGCCCGCTGGACCCCGCGGCGTGCCTGATCGACGTGGATGCCCAGGGCAACCCCTGGATCAAGGTCGGCTGAGCGCCGAGAAGGGATAGACCGAGATGGCCAACAACTTCGCCACCGTCGGCGGCAAAGTCGAGCTGCTGATCACGCGGCTGAACACTCAGCTGAACGAGCCGATCACCAGCCCCGGGGTCGTCTACCAGCAGGTGTGCTGGATCGACGACAGCGGCATCGGCAAGGCCGGCTCCGAGAAGGCCCAGTACCCGATCCGCGTGATCGCCCAGCGTCCCAAGTTCCGTGGGGACACCGAGGACCGGGACTTCACCGACCCGATCGTCTGGCTGCTGGAGGCTGGCTCCAGGCGCCTTGATATCTGGGGCGAGACCTACCCGGTCAGCGAGAGCCGCGACCCCTACAACCTGTTCAAGGGCGACGCCCCAGACGTGATCGTCAGCATCGAGATCAGCTGGCAAGAGCAGGTGGCCGATCTGCTGGTCAGCAACGGCACCTGCTATGACGGCGTCAGCTTCTTCTCGACGGCGCACAAGGCGAACAAGGCCGTCGTGGGCAGCTCCGACTTCAGCAACGACCTGTCCGGCAGCGCCAACGAGATCGACGAAGACGGGGTGATCGCCGCCTTCCAGGCGCTGCAGCAGATCCCGGGGCCCAACGGGCAGCTCGCCAACACCACGATCGTGAACCCCTACCTGCTGTGCGCCACTCAGGCCCAGTACCGGAAGGCCCTGAAGCTGCAGCAGTCGGGCGCGTTCCTGGCCAAGCTGCTGACGGCCAACGCGGCGGCGAGCGAGGTCAGCGCCTTCCAGGGCGAGTTCACCCCGATCCTGATGCCGCAGCTCTACAAGCCCACCATCGCCAACACGGCGAAGTACTGGTACGCCGGCACGCGCTCGGGCAACAAGCGCCGCCCGGTGATCATCCGGATCACCGGCAGGGCGCGCTTCGAGATGGACATGATGCGCGGCAAGCGCAACGCGATGGCCGTCTACGCCTGGGCGGAAGGCGACGTGGTCTACGGCCTGCCGCACACCCTCGTGCGCCTCAAGACCGCGTAGCCCTCGCCCCGCCCACCTCCGGGTCATGGCGACCCGCCCGATCACCCCGATCACCACCGGCCTTCCCTCGCAAGCCCCCGGCGCCCTGGGCGCCTCGGCGCTGCGTTTCGACGGTCAATCCAACGTTCTGGAGATCCAGGGCACCGTCACCGCTGGCAGCGGCAAGGCGTACCTCTGCGTCTGGCAGCCGGCCGCAGCGGCTGGCGCGGGCGCGTGGTACGAGTACGCCGCGGACGCGACCAGCGGCGGGTGGGACGTGGACAGCGCGGTGCGCGGCGGGCGCTTCTCGGTGCGCCTGCAGATCGCCCCCCAGGCGGTGCACGAGGTCTGCGTCCTGCTGCCCGGGGGCTGCACGGTCAGCGAGTGCTTCGTGACGGGGAGGCTCTTCTAATGGGCGGCGACCCGTTCGGCCTGGAGCCGGCCGTCCAGGCAGCCCTTGGAGGCGGTGGAGGGGGTGGAGGGGGTGCCACCGACGCGGTGACGCTCGTCTGGTCGGGGCCTCTCGACTTCACCGGGCAAGACCTGCCCGAGTTGGCCAACCTCCCCGAGGGCGCGCACGTACGGTTCACGATGGCCGCTGACGCGGGCGGCTTCACCGCCGGTGGCACCGTCTCGTATTACGTGAAGTCCGACGGCACCGCCCGGGCGGCGGGCCGCGTGGACTTCCTCGGCGTTACCTGCGTCGGAGGGACCTTTCACTTTTACCTCAACCTGGGGACGGGTGAATCCGTCCCGGCGACGGCGGAGCGCGTGAAATGAACCTGAATTTTGGGCAGCAGACAGCGCAGCTGGTGTCAACGATCAACCAGGATTTGTCGGCAGCGCCGGTGATCGACGGCGTCACGTGGCCCGCCCCCAATTCGCCGTCGGTGTTGACCGTGTTGCTGGCCGCGCAGACGGACGCGCGACAGAACGGCCTTTACACCTGCACCAAGGTCGCGGGGGTGATCACGTGGTCGCAGCAGCATTTGACCGCTGACCGCGTCCACGTCGATATCACCTCGTGCACGCGCGGTGGTCATTGGGCGATCGCCGGCACGCCCGTCTACGGCACCGACGACGTGGTGGTCTCCAGGCTGTGACCGCCTACCTCACCCCCTCGGACCTGTGGCGTCTCGCCCGGCCCGGCTCGTGCTCCCCCTCGGAGTTTGAGCCCGGGGCCGTCGTGCAGGCCGCGCCGACCAAGACCGGCAGCGGCGCGCTACTCGTCGGCGGCGCCCCGATCGACGCCTGGACCGGGCGTGTGGCGGTGGTGACCACCGGCGAGCCCACGGGGCAGTTCGGCGGCGCCGTCGTGCGCGTCAGCACCGACGGGGTGAACTACGGTCCAGCCGTGGTGCTCGGCGCCCCCGGCGTCGCGGTGGACGTGCCCTACACGGGCCTGACCCTCACCGCCACCGCGGGCGCCGCGCCGTCGTTCGTGGCGGGCGATCTGTGGCCGTTCACGTCGGCCGCCGGCCCGGAGTTCATTGCGGCCATCGAGGCCGCCTCCAGGGCCTGGGACGCGTGGCTGCGCGACACCTACGCGCTGCCGCTCAAGTCCTGGGACGACGACCTGCGGCGGCGCGTGGCGGTGGACGCGCGGCAGATCCTCCTGGAGGACCGTGGGATGAAGGACGCCGCCGAGCACTTCCGGGCCGCGTGGCTGCAGAACGCCGCGGACCGCAAGCTGATCGCCGAGGGCACGATCCAGCTCGGTGTTGTCGAGGGCGACGGCGGCGTGGTGTTCCCCTCCTTCTGCAAGCCCCGCCCCAAGTACCAGACCGACTGGAGGGCGTGATGCCCAGCCCCCTGGATCAGCTGATCGACTCCCTCGAAGACCTCGCCCGCGACGGCACCAGCGGCACCGCCAAGCGCGCGGCTGCACCCCTGCAGGAAGCCGCCCAGGCCGCGGCCCCGGTGCGCTCAGGCGCGCTGCGCGAGTCGCTGACCGTCACCCCGGAGGCGGGGGGCCTGCGGATCCGCTCCCCGCTGCCCTACGCGCAGCGCCACCCGGAGCTGCTCCCGGACCCGGCCGAGGCGCAGGCGATCCTGGAGGCGTCGCTCCTGGCCGAGCTGGACCCGCGCCTGCGGGGGCGCTGACATGGGCGCCGTCCCGGTCCTGCGCCGCCTGAACCAACTGCTGCTGGAGCGCCTCGGCGCCCCCTTCCGCGCCGAGATCGGCAACGCCCGCCTGTCCTCCCCCGGCAACCAGCGCCTGATCTGGCAGTTCACGCGCACGACCTGGACCGGCGGCTTCCCGATGGACGCGGGGGCCAAGTGCATCGCGTTCCGGCGTGTCGGCCTGGTGGCCGAGATCCGCGTCAAGCTCGCCACCCACGGCCTGACGGACGCGGACTACGGGCGGGCCGAGGAGATCCTGCGGAACCTGGCCGTGGTGCTGGACCAGCACTGCAGCGGGGACTGGCAGGTGGGCGAGGAGGACTGGTCCGGCACCAGCACAGAACCCGACGGCGCGGGCGTCGTGGTCCGGCTGCCGATCACCTTGGGGGTGAAAGTGCTGGACGACCCCTGGCAGTTCTCCAAGCCGACGAGCGAGCCAGGAACCGGAACCCTGAGCTTCGAGGGAGTGATCAAGCCGTGAAGAAGCCGATCGAGACCTGGCGCGACGAGCGCAACACCCCCGCGTGGCTCTGGGCCGCGGTGCGGACCGAGGAGCCGGCGGGCAAGGAGCTGACGGGGGAGCAGTACGACGCGCTCTGCGCGCGTCTGGCGGGGCTGCCGATCGGGCAGCCCGTGGAGGCCCAGAATGGGTAACCTGCCGTCCAACGTCCTCACCGCCACCAACGGCAACCTGGGGATCCTACCGGCGTCCCCCGGCCAGACGCAGGTCAAGATCGGCGTGTGCAGCCAGGGCACCGTGAACCAGCTCGTCAGCGTCGGCAGCAAGTCGGCGCTGGTCGCGCAGTTCGGCACCGGCCGCATGGTCGATGACGCGGCCCTGCTGCTCGACACCGCCGGCCACGGGCCGCTGCTCTGCATGCGCGTCAACGCCTCGATCGCGGGTGTGGCGGGCAGCGTCGCCAAGACCGACCCGTCCGGCGCGACGGGCGTGACGGTCCCCCTGTACGGCGAGATCCGTCTCGCCGGGGCGGACAAGGACGGCAACGTCCTGTTCCGCGCCCTGCAGGCCGGCGTGACGCTGACGGTGAACGTCGGCATGAGCGCTGGCTACACGGTCAGCGGCGGGACGGACGTGACCCTCACGGTCCAGAACACGACGACCGGCAACGCCCTGGAGGCCCTGTCGCTCGGCGCCGCTGCGGGCCTGATCGCGCAGCCTGTCCACCTCGGCGTGGGCACCTCGGTGTGCGGCCAGACCCTGGCCAAGACCGCGTTCGACAAGGGCTCGCTGGCCATCGGCCCCCTGCAGCAGGGTGTGCGCTACAAGACCGTCGTGGCGGGCGCGGCCAACGCCGCGCTGGACGCCGCCGCCGCCGGCAAGGACGTGACGATCACCCTGGGGACCGACGCCGACGGGCAGATCGACCCCAGCAAGAACACGGGGCTGCTCGTCGCGGCCAAGCTGGCGGCCAACGTGCCGACGCTGGTCTCCGCCTCGCAGATCGGGGACGGCTCGGGCCTGGTGGGTCAGCAGACCTCGTTCCAGGCCCTGACCTTCGGGAGCACGGGCGCTGTCAGCGCGTCCGGCGCCCCGCTCGACGCCTACCTGGTGCAGGCGCGGATCACCCGCGCCGGGGCGCTCGGCACCGCCGCTTTCCGCTACACCACCGACGGCTACACCTGGTCGGACGAGCTGGCGACGCCGGCCGGCGGGACCTACGTGATGGCGGGGACGGGCCTGACGCTGACGCTGTCGGGCACCTTCGCCGTGGGCGACCTCTTCGGCTTCGCCTGCTCCGCCCCCGGCTACACGATCTCCGACCTGGCGGCGGCGCTGACGGCTCTGCAGCTCGACAGCAGGTCCTACGCCTGGGTCCACATCATCGGCCAGATCGTCCGGGCCAACTTCGCGGCGATCTTCGCCAGCGTGGCCACGTTCGCATCGAGCTACGAGGCGCAGGGGTCCTACGTGCGCTTCGTGCTGGAGGGCGCCGGCAACGAAGCGAGCGAGTCCAACGCCACCTGGGCGAACGCCTGGATCGCGCTGACGCAACTCCTGAGTAGCCCGCGGATCGCGGTGGTGCTGGGGGAGCAGCTGGTGCTCTGCCCGACCCTGCAGCCCCAGCCGGCGCGCCAGGTGCGCCGGTCGCGGGCGTGCGCGGCGATGGCCCTCAGGTCGAAGCTGTCCATCGGGACGGACATGGGCGACCAGACGATCCCGGCGCTGCTGCCCGGCGTCGTCGAGGATTACCACCTCGACCAGAGCGACACCCTGGCCGGCGCGCGCTTCAGCGTGGCCTACACCGAGCAGGATGTGGCCGGCTTCCTCTTCGAGGGCAGGTTGTTCGACACCTTCACCGGGGACTTCAAGTTCTGGCAGTACGGCGCGGTGCTGGACGAGGCGATGCGCGTCGCCAGGCGCTTCATGAGCCGCTACCAGTCGGCGGGCCCGCGCGTGCGCAAGACCGCCGCGGGCGCCTTCCCGGCTGGCTCGATCGACCCGGTCGACCAGACCTCGATGGAACAGGCTGGCACGGCGCTGATCCGTGAGGCCCTGGGGATCCGCGTCGGCAACGGTGCCCCTGCCGGGCAGGCCACCGACGCAGAACTGCTGGTGGACGGGACGATCAACCTGATCGCCACCAACAGCCTGCCCTATGAAGTGCAGGTCACCCCCTTGGGCTACTTGAAAAACCTCGTCGGAAAGGCCGGGCTCGTGAACCCGGCGCTGAGGGTCTGATGGCGCAGGACGTCAACATCCAGGGTCTCGCGTGCGATCTGGCCTCGCTGGAGGTCTCCGTGGATGGCCGCCCCGTCCCCGAGAGCTTCACGTCGGTGGATCCGAAGATCGACACCGAGTACGAGAAGATCTGGGTGAACGGGCGGGCCGAGCCGGTCCAGTTCACCGAGGGCAAGATCGATCCGTCGCTGGAGGCCGAGATGCCGACCAGCCAGTTCTTCAGCTTCGTCGACAGGCTGGGCGGGCAGGGGCCCAACCCCATGAACCCGGCGTTCCTGTCGAAGGAGTTTGAGCTGCTGCTCAGCTTCCGTCCCAAGAACCAGCCGCGCACGTTCCAGATCGCCTACCACCGCTGCCGCCTGAAGTCGCCGACCCCGGCCACGACCGGCGCTGGCAAGTCCTCGATGTCGAAGTTCACCGTGGACGCCCTCGGCGTCCAGTTCCTGCCAGCGAAGGGATAACCATGCGCACCCCCTACACGAAACAGGCCCTGGAGGCTCTCCAGGCCGCGCACGGCCCTGTCCTGGTGCTGTCGGCGGGCGATGCCGAGATCGCCGTCCGCAAGCTCACCTGGGCCGGTCCCGCGGGCCCGGACGGCAAGCCCACGCAGGGCGAGTTCAGCGTGTTCATGCAGGCGCGCCGGAACAAAGACCCCGACGCCGTCGAGCTGGTCCTGCGCCGCGCGGTCGTCGGGATCGACGACGAGGCCACCAAGGCTGAGCAGGCCTACCTCACGGAACTGCTCAACGAAGATCCGCAGCTCGGCGACGCCTGGGGCGCGATCCTCCTGCGCCAGGCCGGCTGGCAGGCTGAGGTCGACGTCAAGGACCTCGGCGCGGGCGTCTACACCCTCGCCCCGAAGCTGGCCGGCGCCCCGACCGTCCAGGCGAAGCGCCTGTCCCGCCAGCAGTGGCGCGAGTACCGGCGCTTCGTCCAGCAGTGCGCCGGCGACGACGCCGAGGAGGCCGCGCAGCTCCAGGCCTTCAAGGTGGCCACCGGGCAGGACCCCGCCACCTACGAGACCTTCCCGGCCCTGCCCTACGTCCTGGGGCAGATCTGCACGGCGCTCGGGACCAAGGTTGGAGACGCTAGCATAAAAAACTTCTGAGCCTGCTCGACAGCTCGAACGTCGAGTTGCTGCAGCAGGCCGAGAAGGACTACGGGCGGGCCGCCGCCTGTCACTGGGCTTTCCACCACGACCCCGACTCGCCAGAGGCGGAGGTCTGGTCCCTCCTCGAAGCGAAGCGGACCCTGGCCGAGCTGGGCTTCTTCGAGGGGCTCCGCCGCCGCTCCTAGCCCGCACCCCCACCCCGCCACCTCTACGGCGTGGCCCTCGACTTCCTCCTCAGCCTCCGCAACGGGATGAGCGCTCCGGCTGCTGCCGCCGCCGCGTCCCTGCGCGTGCTGCGCCAGGCCTTCCGCGACGTGCACCAGACCGCGCAGCAGGTCGCCCCGGGCCTGAGCAGCCTCCTGCAGGGGGCGGCGAGCGGGATCGCCAGCCAGGTGAACGCCGCCGCCAACGCCACCAAGGTCCTCAAGTACGGACTCCTCGGCGTCGCCGCCGCGGCCGGCACCGCTGGCTTCGCGCTCGGCAAGACCCTGTTCGAGGCGGCGAAGTTCAAGGAGGGGAGCCTACTGCGCCTGTCTGCGCAACTCGGCGACAAGGCCGGCGGCGAGGAGTTCACCGCGGCGATCAAGATCGCCGAAAAGACGCAATTCGACCCAAAGCAGGCCGTGGACGCCTTGGCGAAGTTGGCCACCGTCTTCGACAAGACGGACATCCGCCGCGCCTTCTTCGGCGCCGCCGCGGACGTGGTCAGCGCCTCCGGCGGGGGCAACGACGAGTTCGGGCGGCTGACCGATCAGATCGTCCAGAGCGTCAACGCCGGCAAGGCGAAGATGGACGACATCAAGCCGATGCTCAATGCCGGCTTGAAGCTCCCGGCCCTCTACGACGCGATCGCCGAGAACTTCGGCGTGAAGGGCAAGGACAAGGACGAGGTCAAGAAGAAGGTCGCGGACCTGCTCAGCAAGGGCAAGATCGAGGGCGAGCGCTGGACCAAGTCCCTGTTCGACGCGCTCATGGCCAGCCGCGGCGCCGCGAACAAGGGCAAGCTCGCCGGGCAGGTCAGCGAGGACATGGGCTCGGCGACGATCGCCGGGCTTGTGTCGAACATCAAGGGCGGGTTTGACACACTCCTGGGGATGGCTCCGACGGCGAACTGGCCGGCGATCGTGTCGCTGAAGGCGCTCCTCAAGGACGTGGCCGACCTGTTCAGCACCAGCAGCCCTAAGGGCGAGGCGCTGACGAACGCGCTCCGCGAGCTGTCGTCGGCGGGCGCCCCGGTCTTCGAGGCGATGCGCCGCGACCTCCAGGCCTTCACGGGCGTGCTCACGACGAGCAAGGACGGCACGAGCACCTTCGCCGGTGGGCTGTCGGTGATCGCCCTCAGCCTGTACGAGGTGATCAGCGGGATTGCCTGGTTCGGCGTGGGGGTGGTGCAGTTCTTTGGGTGGCTCGCCAAGGGCGGCGAGGCCGTCGGGGACTTCTTGTTCTCCATTGGCGCGATCGGGGACTACTTCCACGACCTGGACGAGTCGCTCTACGCGATCGGCCGCAACCTGATCGACAGCGTGATCCGGGGCCTGTCCGACGCCTGGAGCGAGGCGAAGAAGGTCCCGGAGAACATCGCCAAGGGCCTCGCCGACGCCTGGCGCGGCGCGCTCGGGATCCACTCGCCGAGCACCGTCTTCGCCGAGATGGGGGCCCAGTCGATCGCCGGCTACCTCCAGGGCCTGGGCGACGTCGACGTGCAGGGCGCCACCAGCGCCGCGACGAGCGCCGCCGTCAGCGGGATCGCCCCGGTCGCCGGTGGAGGCGGGCGCTGGGACGTCGAGGTCAACGTGACCCTGCAGCTGTCGAGCGGCGGCACGGACCCCAAGGCCGTGGCCCAGGAGCTGCTGCCCCAGGTGGGTGCCGCGGCGCGTGACGCGGTGGAGCAGGCCTTCAGGCGCTGGGAGCAGCAGGGCGCATGAGCGCGTTTGTGTATCCGGCGCTGGATCCGGAGAGTTGGACGGGGATCACGATCGGCGGGATCCGCTCGCCGGGGTTTGTCGAGTTCCCCAAGTTCCGCGTCACCCGGAAGATCGACGAGAAGCCGAGCCCCGGCAGCGAGGCGTTCGCCCTCACCGACAAGGGCGCAACCTGTACCGACGTGGAGATCACGTTCTTTTTGTGCGAGGAGAGCGACTTCGGGGAATTTGAGGAGCTGTACAACCTGCAGCTGAACCCCCGCCGCAAGCTCGAAAAGCGCAACGTGACCACCATCGTGCATCCGTCGCTGTACCTGGCCGGGATCCGGCAGGGCTACTTCTTCGACGCGAGCGGGATCCAGCCGACGAAGTGGGCGGGCGTCTCGGCCTACGTTGTCAGCGCCAAATTCAAGGAGTTCAACTCCAAGACGCAGATCGGCGGCAGCAAGAAGGTCAAGGCCGATCTCTCATCGATCGGCCAGGCGGCGAAGTGGAGCCAGTTCAACCTGGTGAACAAGGACGCCAAGGTCCCCGCCAGCCTCGCCGCGGACACCTATCAGACCCCGCTGGCACCTCCAGCCCCGAAGACCCCGCCCCCGGTGCGCTCCGTCCAGCAGTGGCGCAAGGACGCCGCCGCGGGCGACCCCACGGCGCAGAGCGTCGTGAAGCAGCTCGACCTCAAGGCGAAGGGTGCCGGCGCGTGAGCGACTTGACGCTCAACGGCGCGCGCGCTATGGCTGCGGACCTGATCCTGCCGCACGAGGGCCGCTGGACCGCGGACGTGCACGCGGACCTCGACGCGGTACCGGCGCGCGGGTCGGCCGCGGTGCTGCACCTGCTGGGGCGGGACTACCAGGGCGCGGTGGCTGACGCCGGCGCGATCGGCGGCACGACGACCCTGCGGCTGGTGGGCGGCACGGGGGGCCTGGACAAGGCCGCCAAGCCGCGCGGCTACCTCAACGGGACCACGGTCGGACGCCTGTGGCAGGACCTGCTCGGGGAGCTCGGCGAGGTCCCCGCGGGTGACGCCTCCGCGCTGGCCAGGGGCCTGCAGCGCTGGGACCGGGTAGCAGCCCCTGGCACGGACCTGGTAGGCCAGCTAGCGGACCTCGCAGGCGCGATCTGGCGCACGCGCGCGGACGGATCGCAGTGGCTCGGGCGCGACCTCTGGACCGCGGCCACGGCCGACTGGACCCTGATCGGCGGCTCGCTGGAGTCGGGGCGCCTGGAGATCTCCGCCGAGGTCCTCACCCTGGATCCGGGCCAGACCCTGGACGGGATCCGCGTTCGTTCGCTCGTGCACAAGGTGCGGCCGGGGACCTCGCGCACCACGTTGATCCTCGACCGCGAGGGGCTCGCGGACAACCCTGTGGTCCGGATCTGCGACCGCTGGTTGCGCCGCCGCGGCTGGGACTACAGCCGGCCCCAGCCCGGCAAGGCCGTCAGCCAGAACGCAGACGGCACCCTGGAAGTGCAGCTCGACGACACCACGCGGCCGGCGGAGCGGCGGTGCCCGATTCGCTGGGGCCTGCCAGGGGTGACGGCGAAGATCCAGCCCGGCGCGCGCGTGCTGGTCGAGTGGGAGCGGGGCAGCCCCCAGAACCCCGTGGTGACCGCCTGGGACCAGGCCGCGGTGCAGGAGCTGGTGGTCAGCGGCGGGTCGAAGGGCGCGGCGCGGGTGGACGACCTGGTGGACGCCGGCTACCTGCTGGTGACCAGGGCAGCCGTAGGCCTGGGCGGCGTGCCCGTGGTGGTCTCGGTGGAGTGGTTGCCCCCTGGCACCACACCGGCCCCGGCTTCGGTTCCGCCGCTGGTCACGGCCTACCCGCTGCGCGGCAAGATCCTCAGCGGGTCGAGCATCCTCAAGGTAGGGGGATGACATGGCTGACTACGATCTGGGCACCGACATCAACGTCTTGCACGACCTGGACGACGCCGAGACGTTGGTCTCGGACCTCGATTGCTTGGCGCAGGACATCATCTTGCGGCTCGACAACCCCCAGGGCCTGCCCGACGGGACGGACGAGGGCGACCAGTGGGGCTTCGACCTCCGGTCGCGGCTGAACGCGGGCCTCACCCCACGTGCGCTGCTCGAGCTGATCGTGGCCGTGGAGGTGCAGGTGGAGCGCGACGATCGCGTGCTGCGCGCGAGCGCGAGCGCCAGCCACTACGACCCCACCAGCCTCACCCTGTACCTGAACCTCACCGTGGAGACGACCGGCGGCCCCTACGCGCTGTCGATCCGCTGCACGGCCGACACCCTGACCCTCCTGGAGGCGTAACGTGGCCTTCTCCCTCGCGGACCTGCTCGGCCTGAAGAGCGCGGCTCAGATCTACGACGAGCAGCTGGCCTACCTCGCCGGCCTGCCCGTCCCCCTGCCGCTGTCGAACTGGCGCACCGGCGGCCCCTACAAGACGATCCTGGCCCTGCAGGGCGTGATCGGCGAGAAGGTCTACGCCCTGGCGTCGGCCTTCGTCCAGTCGGGCTACCTGCACACCGCCACGGGCGGCTGGCTGACCCTGCTGGCGCGCGGGGCGTTCGGCGAGGAGCGCCTGCCCGCGACCTTCGCGCGCGACTCGGTGACGGTCACCGTCGCCCCCGGCGCCGGCCCCTACACCTTCGGCGTCGGTGACCTACAGGTGAGCACGCCGAGCGGTTTGAAGTACTCGGCGATCAACCCGGCCCCGGTCACGATCGCAGGCGGCGCCTCGGCCGCGATCCCCGTACAGGCGGAGGCGGCCGGGGCGATCTACAACGTCAGCCCCGGCGCGATCATGCAGCTCGACAGCCCTACGCTGCTGGGGGTGACCGTGGTCAGCACCGGCACCACCGCGGCCGGTGCGGACGAGGAGGGGGACGACAAGCTGCGTACGCGGTGCTTGGCGAAGTGGGCCACCCTGGGCACCGGCTCACCCGATGCCGCGTACCAGTACTGGGCCCTCTCCGCCTCCTCCGAGGTCCAGCAGTGCGTGGTCCTCAGCGACTTCCGCAACGGGGCCCACGCCGACAAGTACATCACCCTCGTGATCTGCGGCGACGGCGCGGCGTGCAGCCCCGCGGCGGCGGTGGCCGTGAGCGCCGCTGTCTCCCCCAAGGTGTTCTCTGGCTTCAAGCTGGCCGTGGTGCGCGCCACCGGGCTGTCCGTGCCGATTTCGGCGCAGATCTACGCCCCGGCGGCGCTGCTGGGCACCGTGCCGGGCAAGGTCCAGGCCTCGCTGGAGACCTACCGCCGCTCCCTGCCGATCGGTGGGACGGTCCAGCCGTCCGCCGTGGACGGCGCGATCTTCTACCGCGAGCTCGACGCCAGCGGCAAGATCGTCCCTGGCCCGGTGAGCCGGGTGAACCTCGCGGCGCCCAGCGTGCCCACCTCTGCAGCGTGGAACCAGTTCGTCACCTGGTCGTACAGCCTGACCTACACGGGGACGTAGCGTGAGCCTGGCCCCGGAGAGCACCTTCGCGGCCGAGTTGGCGCGCGAGATGTATCCGCGGTGGGCCAAGCGCCCGAAGACCGCGGCGTGGTTGTCGGCGCTGTCAGCGGTCTGGGACGACCTCGCGGATCGCTTCGCGGCCGGGATCACGGCGCGCCTCGCCGCGACCTGCCCGGCTGACGCCCTCGACCTGGTGGCCGCCGGGATGCGCCTCGCGCGGGCGCACGGCGAGAGCGATGCCGACTTCCGCAAGTACCTGCAGGACCCCATGGGCCGCTGGCGCAAGGCCGGCACGCCCGAGGGATTGCTGGCGGAGCTCGCGCACCTGGGGTATCCCAGCGCCTCGCTGATCAGCTGGCGGGACCTCTACGACGCCGGTTTCACCGCCGCCTTCGGCGGATTCACCAGCTACCTCTTCGTCGCGATCGACCAGCCGAACGGCTTCCAGCCGCCGGGGGCCTGGGACGACGGCGCGCTGTGGGACGGCGGCACCACCTGGGACGCGACGCTGCCCTACCCGGACGCGGCGAGGGACCTGATCCGTGTGTGCCGGGAGTGGAAGCCTGGCGGGATGTCGGTGCGCTTCGCGAAGATCAAGTGCACCGACGGCCGCGTGATCACCCTGCCCATTGGCGACGCCTGGGAGTGGGACGCCGCCGGCAACGCAAACGACTTCTACCTGTCGGGGTACTAGATGGGACTCGTCCTCACCGAGCAAGCCAAGTGGCCTTCGATCCTCGTCCCCGTGGCAACCGAGCCCGTCAGCGCCGAGTCGGGCGCGGGCGGCATTCGGCCGATGGAACAGGCGCTCACGAACCGCACGGCCTACCTGCTGGTGCCGGGCCTGCAGCAGCTGGAGCTGTCCCTGATCCCCCACGTCCACCTGTCGGTGACGCCAGATCAGGCGCTGTGCTACCCGCTGCAGGTGGTCGCCCTCTGGAAGGACGACGCGCAGTCGGAGCTGGTGCTGGCCTCGATGCCGGCCGCGGTCACGACGGGCGCCCCCGCGATGGCAGGCCTGAACTACCTGTACCTGTGGTGGAACGCGGGGACGCTGGAGCTGGAGGCGAGCACGAGCCCGCCGATCAACACGAGCACCCTGAACTACCAGACGGGCCACCCCACCCGGCGCTGCGTCGGGTGCGCCTACGCCTACGATCCAGGGGGCGGAGCACCGCTGGCCTGGCGCGGTCTGCGGCAGCTCCGCGGGCACGCCGTGCTCGACGCCGAGATCGAGCTGCAGGCCTGGGCCGCGGGCACGTCGGCGCCGATCGCGGTCTCCGCGGTGGGCAAGATCCCCGAGGGCGTGCGCCTGGTGGACGTGGAGGCGCTGGTTAACGTGGACGCCACCACGACGGCAGTCACAGGGGGCGGCTACACGCTGCAGGTCTGGCGGCACGGCGCGATCGGCGCGACGCAGGTAGCCGCCCTCACCGGATCCGTGCCCGTCGGCGAGAGCGCCTGGGGTACCGGGAACATCGTCGTCGCCCTCAACGACAGCCGGCAGCTCAACTGGCAGCTCGCCGCCCCCGCGGTGGGCAACGTCGCCCGCGCGCGCCTGGCGATCACGGGCTGGTACCTGTGAGCGCCCTGCTGCTCGCCGCCTGGCTCTCGATGGCCGCGCCCCCGCGGTGCTGGGTGCCCCAGCCGGCTGACTGCCCCTGCCCCCGGCAGAAGAAGTGCGTGCTCGGGACGGCCGGGTGGATCTGCGTCCCGTGCCCCGTGCCCCGGATTCGTCGTCCTCACCCTCTCCCAAGGAGTACTCCGTGAACCCGATCTATCGACGCAACGTGCTGATCACGATCCTCGGCGGCCTTGCCGCCGCCCTGCTGGGCGTGCTGTCCCTGGTCGTCCAGGACGCAGCCCAGGCCTCGCAGTTGCGCACCTGGGCGGCTGGCCTGGTGGCGCCGCTCGTCACCCTGTGGATGCGCAGCGGCAAGGCGCCGATCCTGCCGCCGGTGCCGGAGCTGCCGATCAAGGGGCCCACCGTGATCGATCCCGCCAAGGTCTCGCGCTATGTCGGCGCGCTCTGCCTGGTGCTGCTGTGCAGCGGTTGCGGGGCCCTGGGCGCCTCGCTGGGCGCCGCCGCGATCGACTGCTCGGCGCCGACCC